CTTCATTATTCATTCCTTTTATACCAAATTCGCTAGTTGAAGGTGCGTAAAGTTATTCGAGTTAAATGGCACATGGAGAAGATGATGATTATTTTGATATTATCGATGAGAAGTCTATGACAGATTTGCACTTGGCTAATGCTATAAACTTGGATCATGTAGAATTCCTGGTTACTGGGAAGTTTGATACATATCCTATCTTTATCGCCAATTATCAACGATATAGCTGGCTAGATGTTTGTAATGTATCAAAAAATCCAAGTGATATGGTGGTTGGCTTGTTAGAACCAACTCAGAAAATGCTCATTGAAAAATCTCGGACAGCGCGTATAAATCAGAATCTTTACAAGTCTCTAGTAAATATCATCGGTAATTCCATGGAGAAAAGAGGCATGAGCTTCCCCCTGGCGAAACATTATAAAGATATTATAAAATATAACATAATCTGCAATGAAAATTATATGTATTGCTTCAAGTTCTTGATACAGCTGGTTTGTATGGTATCAGAGGCATCTAGAGAGGGAAAGACGTCGATCTATCCAAATATACAAATAGTCAATGGAGTTACTGTAGGCTCTTATGCGTATGGATCCATAAACTGGAAGATCTTTTCTAATGATTCATTCTGCATCTTATACGATATCAGCTCTGTTACCTATTATGCTGGTAGTTTTGACTCGGTATTGTTGATCTTGGACACTATTGGACAAAGATTATGTATGGACATAGGGAATCAGATATGTACTTTATGTGAAGTGCCAGGATGGTGTGATAGAGAAGTGTTAAATGAAATTATCTCAATCGGTGACAATGTTTTAAGACGCTACGGGAATAACGGATATGAGTTTATTGCGTTGTTCGAGGCTACTGTTGTTTCTGCTCTATTAAAGAGAAATCCTGATAAGATAACAGATCCTTCTGAGTTCTATGAATCTTGCAGAGAAGAGATACAAGAGATGATTAACGATCAGATGTTCGATGGAAGAATACTATTGATATTTGAACAGCTAGTAGAATGTTTGGTTACGTTGGAGAATGATATGCTCTCAAATGTTTTTTGTCTTTACAGAATATGGGGTCATCCTAGAGTGAACATATATGAGGGGATGATGAAGGTATACAAGAAGGGTATGGCAGAAAAAGCTGTTCCAACAACAATGGCCAAGATTATTTTGTGTCAGTTTCGAAAGATGTTCTTGGTTGAATTCTTCTCTGTTAATCACACATACCCACCTTGTTTATTTACAAACACGGAACCGTCATATGTTGTGGATTGTATAACAAGTGAGGTTCCAATTTCTTATGACAACCCTAGGTATACAATCTGGGAGTTTTTAGAAGTTCAGATCTCTCAGCTATGGGAGATGGAAGAAACATATGATGTATATCATATATTGAACGATAAAGCAGTTAGCCCTAATAGATCAGAGTTGCATGAATCTATACAAGGTGGAAAGGGTACTGTCATGGGGGTACAAAGGAGAGGGATAATCAGATGGTTAATGGGTAACAGCATAAGGTGTAAAGCCTTCCTGAAGAAAGTTGATGAAGAGGGTTTGGATCTAGATTCTCTTATAATCGGGATGTATGAAAAAGAAAGAGAGATCAAAATAAAGGCTCGGATGTTTTCTTTGATGTCCGAAGAGATGAGAATGTACTTTGTACTTACAGAGGAGTTGATCTCTAATCACATTCTCAGGTATTTTCCAGAAATAACCATGAAAGATCCATTGCATATCCAGGTAAAGAAGTTGTGGAATGCTAGTGGATATAGTCATAAGGACTCTTTGGATCCCACCATCAATATCGATTTTGAGAAATGGAATCTTAACATGAGAGATGAATTAACAAAGCCCCTATTTTTACAAATTGATCAGCTCTTTGGCTACACAAATCTGATATCCAGAACCCATGAAATATTTGAGAACTCTTATATTTATTCCTCTTCTGGAAAATATCTACCCGATATAGATGGAAATTATCTTTTGTCAACACCACCTATGTCTTATATGGGACACAAAGGAGGTTTTGAGGGACTGAGGCAAAAGGGATGGACAATAGCAACCATATGTTTAATCAGCTATATAGCAGATAATCAAAAGGTGAAGGCTCTACTTTTGGGACAAGGAGACAATCAGGTTGTGAGAATACAGATGCCCCATTTATATTGGGCAAATGTAAGACTAAATGAGCTAGAACGTGAATCTGAAGCAAAGAGGATACTGGGAAATTTCATGACAAACATGCAGAGTTATTTTTCTGAAGCTGGACTTCCCATAAAAACAAGAGAAACCTGGAAGTCGACCAGATTGTTTATGTATGGCAAGGTTATGTTTGTTGATGCTTATGCACTGTCACAATGGATGAAAAAGGTCTTACGATCTTATGCTTTGTCCAATGAGGGAACTTTGACGATTTCAGGAGTTATAGGAACTATCGCGACAAATCTGTGTGCTGCTGCACATGCTTCATCGAAACCAGATATCCTTTATGTTGTTTTTCTGATCCTTGGTGAGTGGTCTCTTGAGTACTTGTTTGCTTATCATCCTTTCACGAGGAAATCTGTTGTTGATGGAGGATTGTTAACCACACGGATTCCCTTCAAACAAGGGTGGAGAGAGATAACAACTGGACCAGTAAGCATTGATAGGCTAATAGCTACTATACTTTTAGTTCCTACAGCAGTTGGAGGAAGCATTACCATACCTCTACCTGGTTTCATAATAAGAGGATTCCCTGACAATGCTTCAGAAGGATACAGCTGGCTGAAGTTCTTATATGATGGTAAGAGTGGATACGAAATGATGTGGGCATGTTGGTACAGTTTCCTACCAAATGAAACAATTGAATATGATATGCTTGTTCAGTCTCCATGGTCTTTAAATCATCAAAAGCCGCCTACCCCTGGGTTACATTCGAGAGAAATGGTTAGGGACTGGATCTTGTCAGGAAGATTTTCCGATAATAATGTGATTTCAAATATGACTGAGTCGCTAAGAACATTTGATCGGAAAAGAGTATGCGAGATGCTTGTGAAAGATAACATCAATCCATTGATATTAAATGAGATATATTCATCATTTCCACAAGTGTATCTAGACATGGTTATGAGAAGAATTGAGAATACAAGAACAATCCGTAAACTTGCTCTTAAGATGCCGATGAAATCTCCAATAGTATCTAAGCTCATGACATCCGAGCATGAGTTTATTGGCTACCTATACTGGAGAGGATTTCAAACAGGTTATATTTATTCGGATTGTGCTACCACACAATGTAGGGCTGCAAGAAATATTGGCTGGAACAAGAATATTAAGGGGATGACTACACCTCATCCTTTAGAGTTTGTCTTTGATCGTGTGTGTCATCTAACCCAACATGAATGTGATGGGAGTGATTTTATATATTGTAGGCTCAGTAAACATGGAGACTTTCCACCATATTTAGGGTCAAAGGTCAAGACCAAAGTAGTTAGTTTACAAGACACAGCTTTAAAGAGTGAGCCTTTGGTGGCTACTGCCTCTAAACTGTTAAGATATGCTTCTTGGTTGAATCTAGGACCTAACTCAATGAGACTATTGCAGACAAATATCTCTGTGGTCTGTGATGTATCTCTATTTGAAAATGTAGCAGAGAAGGATACAACCTTCTATTCTGGATGTGTAGAACATAGATTCAATCCTGCTTGTGCATCAGAAGGATGTTTTATTAATTATGCACCACAGATTGGAAAAACAGTGTTTATGTCCTCAGATTATTTGCAGAAATATGGAAAGGGAAATATGAATTACACTCTACACTTTCAAGCGTTGTATGGTTTTATACAATATAATGCTGCAAACTCTGAAGGGACACAGTTTCAACACTATCATTTATGCTGTGATGACTGTATTGTACCTGTAGATGATGAGATAGATGATATCGGGGATTTTGAAGTTGAACTGTTAAATATGTATAGAGGAGAATCCCTATCTATTTTGAGACAAACATTAGGGTTCTTAGATAAGAGGCCAAATGTCTTTACTGATAAAGTTCCCAATGATGTTACAAGATTTGGTACTGTTGATGTATCACACATCAATTTAGAAGCTCTCAGATTAGGTGTACATAGACTACTTGCATTACAGAGTGCTATGATGATTATGTACACAAGATATGACACACCTGTGAATATCGGAGCAGATGATTTGCAGACCTTTCCTAGGGTATATGGATATAAGATATCTACAGCAAAGATCCTCAATATCGTTGCCGAATATTTATTTACGATCAAATTCTGTAGATCCCAGGTTCGTCCAAGTACTAGAGGAATTCGTGAAGTCATGGTTAGGCTGTACTACCAACTGATGAAAATTCCTTTAGAAAGATTCAAAGGGATAGCATCATTATGTATTGGGCGAACATGGTCACCAGAGGATGATGAGAGATCACCTTTCCTCAATCTAGGTGAATTTCCAGAAGATACAACTGGATTCTTATCTGCTATAAAGTCTGAGATAATAGGAAGAGTCCGAAATTTGATCGTTGAGAAACAAAAGAGGAAAAGATCTCAAATACCGTCAGTTTCTTTGAGTTATAAAGAGGAGACTTATCTTTCAGTTCATCAGGTACTGTTTTATGAGCACTGTACAGCTTGCATTGATATCCTCTGGAGAGCTTATCAGGAGAGAAAGATACCTTTGAATTGTCCACATTCTCATATATCTTCGGCCTGCAGCCTGATAAGGATGATACCATTGACTATGGATAACGCCATAAAGTATATGAAGATATATTCTCCGATAGTTGATCCTGTTCCGATACTAGAACAGTACACAAATGATACAAAGAACCTTCTATCCTTTTCTTATACAGATGATTTTGACCTCAATGAGTACGAACTTGAGAGGCTAGAGCAACAAGTGGACATAATCAAAAGGAGTTATATGGTTTTGCTTCCTACATGTGCTTTATACAAGTGGGATTCCATAATTTCTCATATCGATGATGGGACTTACAACCATGTCCTGGTGTTTGGTGATGGTACAGGGCAGACATCTCTCGTTTGTAGTAGACGATTACATTCTTCTAGAATATATCCAACTGCTCTACTAGAGAGAAACAAATTTATTCCCCAGGACCTGATGTCTACAAGGCCTTATATTTCAAGAATATACTCTAATGTGTCTAATCTTTTGCTAGAATCAGTCTGTGATGATCTGACTGATGATTTATGGTTTGAACATATGGTAAACTTTATATATACTCTTAATGGAAGAGTCCTGATAATATCTGATCTAGAGAGCCAAAGGGGTAACTGGAACCTGGTCAATATCTTGCATACTTTTTGGATGTGTGTGGATGATATGGTTAATGTAGACTTTATCCATAAAGTCTACTTTCATGAAAAGAATAAATTTCCTGTAGGATGTTTTGGATATGTCAACCCATATTGCAATGCCCATTACCTAGAGGGATTTATCAGTAATATAAAACTGAGTCCACACACAACACATATACAAGATGTGTATGATGTGGACAGATGGATTAGTTGGTCAAATGATTTTGAATTGTATGCCACTATAAGATTAAGAGAGGATGTTTATTCTGAAGCTGTACAAGCCAGCGAGATGATTGCTTGGAGTGTGTGTAATCGAGATTATCTTGCTTTAGATAAGTCCTTTTTAAAACAGCCTAGGAGTGTTACATTATATAAGCATTTGAAGTATATCTCAGAGAATTTTAAAGCTCCTTATGAAAATAGATCATCAGATGATCATAGGTTGGTCTTGGATGGCATCTTGATTGAGATTATAAAGGGAGTCAAACTTCTTTTGTGTATATTGTATGGGCTAGAGATGTTAGAGTTTCCGGAAATCAAAAAACTCGGAGTTGTTAAGGCTACACCCGGACATAGAGCTTTTTCGGTCCCAGAACTACAAGCTGTACTCATTGAGGGGGAAGAAGAACATAAACTCAGCAAGAAAGAGCTTAGATCTGCTACTATTATGAGAAACCTGTTGCTATTACATTTAAAATATGACTCTCCACTTGATCTACCTGGTACGATTCACCTTTTGTACAACAATGAAATAACTGTTGGTGCAGAATTATACCGCAGCCTAGGAAGAAAGTTTAAGTAAGTATTAGAATCTGATATTATCAGAAAAAACGAGAATAGATATAGATAGATTATTCCACTTACAACATTTAAAAAGAATTCTTATTCCAATAACTCTTATAAGAAACGCGCACGGAACGCACGCGAAAAAATGATTGAAA